CCAAATCCAGAACTTGCAAGGCGACCCTTGGTTCCACCCTTCATCGCAGCATCGAACATCCTGTTTTGCATTCCAGCAGCGCCCGTACCCCTACCAATCATGCCCTTCATGTTGAGGTTTGGAGACATTCCCATCATCTGCATCGTCATGAGCGCTGGCATTGCCATAGTAAGGGCGTCACCAAACTTACCCAACTTTGACGTGATGCCAGAGATTTCTCCACCGAACATGGTCATCATCATCATAAGAGCGTATGGATCGAATCGGCTTCCAGTCTTACCAACCTTTGCGGCACCGTCATCGTCTGCTAGTCGCTGAGTGCCCTTGTCACGAATTGCATAGGCAGTATTAATGTCCTTTTGGGTTGGCTTCTCGCCAGAGAACATCATGACAGGCATTCCAAGTGCAGCAGCGTTGCCCTTTCCAGTCTTACCCTTCATTGATGGTGGTAGTTTGCTGTAAAGGTCTGGATTGCTCTTCTTGAGTTGAGCAGCCTCCATCTGCATTTCCTGTAGAAGTTTTCTCTCTTCATCAAGAACGATGTGTTCGTGATTTGCCAACTTGTTAACAATCGCTGTACGACGCTCAATGGCGTCAGCGTCCTTACCCTGTGCAGCAATGTGAGCAAGTGCGGCCTGAGCACCCTTCTTTGAAAGGTCTTCCATGTACTGGTTCTCACGGCGAGTAGCACCAACTAGAACTTCGTCTGGATAAATCTTTTGTCCCTGCTCATCGAACGTTGGAACGATGTGTGACGCTCTTGTCTGCTGAGCCAAGTCAGCCTCAACCTGCTTGCGAACCTTCTTCATCATGTCGTCAGCAACATTAAATGTCTTCTGGAATTCTGCTAGGAATGCATCTAGCGCTGCTCTTGCTGGATCAAGTAGCGCTGTTCTTTCCTGAGAACCAAGTGGTCCACGATACCCCCTGTCAGTCTTACCCTTTGCAAACATTCCTAGTGTGCCCTTATTCATAGCATTAAGAATTGGAGCGAACTTCTTTGCGGCAGACTTCTTGATCACTGCCTCACCGGGGGTAAGCACAGCGGGAACAGAGTCCTTGTTTCCAGTACCGGGAACCCATCCACCAGTGTTCATGTACTCAACGCCCTTGATTTCCTTACCGGCGTTTACGCTCCACTTTCCAGAGGGAGCACTCTTGATAGTATTGCGAGTACCCTTCTTGCCACCGATAAGATTCATGAAGATGAAGTTGTCGTCCATGTACTGGTTATAGAAGTCTGCACCAGCGGCACGCTGACGGAAGTTCAGAACTGCCTCAGTGATCAAATGGTTTGGATTGATCTTGTTGCCCTTTAGTTTCTTGAGGATGTTCTCTCTGAACGACCCCGCTTCTGGGGCGGTGATTGGGTGATCATTCTGACTTGGCAGATTAATGTTGATCATGTGGTTGTCAAGGATTAGGTCACCCTTGTAGTTCCACAACTTCTGTTTCTGATCAAGGTTAGTGTTGTAAACCTTGTTTTGGTCTGCACGTCCAATGTGTGACTGGTCCCATTGCTGCCAGTTACGTACCCCGGCGAATGTGAACTGTGGGAACTTCTTTACGAAGTTGTCGTGAATCTTGGCAACGACAGCATTCTCATAACCCTTGTACTTCATTAGGGTTGAATATGCGCGAGCCTTCTCAGCCTTTACCTGCTCAGGAGTAAGTCCCTCGATCTTCTTCTGTGCTGCTGCCGCCTTCTCTGGCATCTTTCTAGCGGTACCACCCATTACAAATCCCTGTAGTCGTCCAGAGTTCATTGCATGGAGAACATCACCGAACTTCTGTGCAACTGACTTCTTGACAACGAATTCACCGGGGGTTAGAAGCGCTGGTACAGTGTCGCCATTGCCAGAACCATCAACATTTCCACCAGTTGCGAATCGACGTAGACGACCGCCTAGCGTCGCAGCAGCAGTTGCAGCAGTGGATGCCCCAGCAGCGGCCTGACGTGTCTTCCAAGCCTTCTGGTTTGTTGTCAGCAGTGCATTCTCAGCAATAAGTTTCGCATTCACGCCACCTAGGGCATCAGCAAGGGTAAGGTTCTCAATGGCTACCCACTTGGTATTCTTACCCCATGAACGCATCCAGTTGGTCAACTTCATTCCATTGCCAAGTAGGTTCTGGAACTGACCAAGTAGCATGAGTAGTAGTGGAGCCACGACACCAAGGGCAGCGACGATCCCAACAGAAATCTGCTTGAACAGGTCTGGCATAGAGTTGAACTTGTCGATCAGTTTCGTTGCGAACTCAACAAGTGGCGTGACGAGTTTCATTACCTGCTCGCCAAGCGGAGCAATCGAAGCCTTCAACTTCTCAACAGATGCTTGGAACTTGGTTAGGGAAGACTCACCTAACTTGGCAAGTTCCTGTTGTGCAATCAGGGCAGACTCTAGTTGACCGGTACCAGCAACTTCCTTGGCCTGCTTTGCCTGTGTACCGGTATTGATATTTGATAGAAGCGCGTTCATACGAGCGAACTGGTGCTTGCCGAACAGTTCTTCGATTACTCGCTGCTTCTGTGTTTGTCCTAGTCGATCAAGGGCAGTTGCTAGGTCTTCTACAACTGAGATTACCCCTCGCCCATTCTTCTCTGACTTCTCCCAGAGCATGTCCATGTTGACACCGATACCCGCCAACTGCTCGTTCGCAGCCTTTGATGGGTTAAGGAGTGAGCCTAGACCAGACTTGAGAGCGTTTGCAGCCTCAGCAGCAGACACGCCTCCTTCTTCAAGGGCAGCCATGAACACGCCAAGGTCTTTGATTGATCCACCAAGACCCTCAACAACTGTGGCAGCCTTTGGAATGGCAGTTGCCATGTCGTCCATGGTTACCATCGTTGAGTTTTCCAACTGGTTGAGGAAGTTGATTGACTGTGCTAGTTCCTCGTTAGACTGTTTGAATGTTGACTGTAGAGCAATGGTAGCCTTCATGGCCTTCTGCTTCTCTAGTTCACCAAGCACGGCCAACTTCGTAGCAGAGTTGATCTGAGTGATAAGTTGATCACCCTTGAAACCAGCACCAGCGGCATCGGCAGCCATCTGAATCGTGTCGCTTACCGCAACTCCATACTTCGTCCACTCAACTGCAAGAGCCTTGACCTGATTGGCCATGTCCTTGAGTTCTGAACCTGAGGTAGTTACGTCACCATAGACACGCTTGAACCTTACTAGTTCCTTCTCTAGATCAGAGAATGCCTTCATTGCTGCCCCCGCAGCAATTGTTAGGGGCACAGTGAAGCCGACCACCAACTGGCGACCGGCCCACTGAGTATTCTTACCTAGGTTGACCATTGCAGTCGCGTTGTCATTGAGAATCTTTGTGCGGATTCTCATTACTTCGTTCTGCTTGATCAGACCACGGATGTACTGATTCTGTTCCTTGTTTCCAAAGCGGTAGCCAGAGGCCACCGTCTTCATACGGCGCTCAGCCTCAGCAGAAATCTGAGACTCTAGTTTAAGGATCGCCTTGCGACCGGACAACTGTCCTGTCAGTTCGCGTGCAGAAGCCTTATTCGTATCAAGGGCTCTGGCAAACTTCGCCTGTTGTGACAACTTGGCGGTAGCATGTGAAAGATCATCAATTTGCTTCTTGACTACCTTAGCATTCGTAGAGAAGTCAATCCGCATTGACATATTTGACATTATAGTTTCCACCACTCAGTTGTACTTGATTCATCAACATAGGCTAGTCCATTGCCAATACCGATACCGGCATCTTTTGCTGTCTGTCCAACAAGAGATAGAATGTCCTTTGAGTCCTTAGCCTTTCCACCGCTATAAACCCTTGCCTTGATATCCTCCCACGTAGGAGGCGCTTCCTTCTCTTCCTCGCCGCTGTCCAAGTCAACGCCCTGTAGGGCTGCTTCAAACTTTCTCTGGGAATGGATTGCTTCATGGTGGGCGTCTAGCGTCATGAAAAGTTCTGGTAGACTCACGCACGCCTCCAATTCATCATAGTTCTTCCATATTCCCAGAAGGAATAATTCGGACTCGTATTTAGCAAGGTCAAGTTCGTCCCAGCCTTGACCTTCTACGCTGGGTTTGAGGCATCCTCATCCAGTACGATACCGGAAGCCCCTTCGATAATTCTGTAGATTGTTGGCATATCAAGTGAATCTTCTAGTGCCTCTGCGTCCTGCTCTTCCCCAGTGTACTGCTCTAGGGCAATTCCGCAGCAGGCGATCAATACATCAAGTGAAGCAAATTCATCATCAGTAATGTCCTGCAACTTGTTAATCTCTGTCATGAACTTGCGAAGGTTCTTGATCTTGAGTGGCTTGCACTCAATATCCTTACCATCAACCTTTACCTTGATGATATCTACTACTGTTGTTGCCATCAAATCCTCCTATGATTGTGGGAATATTATAGCATATCAAACAAGACAAGCCCCCCACCCCGTAGGATGGAGGGCCTATCAAGTCGTCAGTGATTATGAAGTCACAACGTTGGTATCAACTAGACGATCAACAATCTGACCGTAAAGTCCGTTCTTTGGTAGTAGACGGAATGATACGTCGTAAGTAGTTGCCTCGTCACGCTTCTGTGAAAGTGATACACTCTCAATAGATAGAACGCGAAGAGCAACGTAGATACGCTCTGATACGAAGCCGGGGGCGCAGTCGCCACCACCAGCACCAACAGCGATCAACTTCTTCTCAACGGCACACTCGCCAAGCACACCAGCAGGTAGGTCGAGAACGCCTGTTGCGTCCGCACCCCACGTATCGGTTGCTGACTCAACGATGTTCTTGTCCGCAGCACCAACACCAGTAGATAGGTACTTAGTGTCGTCAACGGCTAGAGCGAACGCTAGGTTCTCTAGTGTAGCCTCAGCCATAGAAGTGTTCAGAGTTACGGTCATACCGGACTTGAACAACTTGGCAACGTCAAGTACCTGATCAACCTTTACCTCACCGAACTCTGGTGCGAACTGTAGTTCTAGACCATTGCTGGTGTACCCCACGTTACGCCACGATGTTGACGCAGGCGCAGCAGAAAGAGTCTCTACGTACTTTGTGTCGGCAACTGGCTCTGGGATTGTAGCGTCAGTAGCACCGACGAAAATCGCAGCAGCACCGACGATGATGTTCTTAGCATCTCCTGTTACATAAGCCATGTTTTTTCTCTCCTTTCCTAATGAAGTATTTGTTTTGGCGGTTTCCTCTGTGCTACATTATATCATCGTTTTTAGCACTTTATGTAATTCACTTCTACCATTAGAGGGACAGCATAGGTTTGTCTTACCTTGTCTCTGCCCTGTACCCCCGATGGCTGCCAAACGTTGATATCATTAACACGATATCCGTCAGACACAAATGTCGTGGACTCCCACGCATCAAACAGGTCAATGATTCTCTGCTTGAACTCCAATAGGTCTGGCATTGGTCCAATGACCGTGTACATGATCTGCTCTCGTAGTTCTCCATACACTGGTCTATTTGGTGCTGATGTTACTGAATCATAGAGAACATACATATCTGTACCCCACGAAATGTCACCAGCGAAGTTGTCGAACACTGGGAAGAATGGCATGAACTCAGCGCCGTATGTGGCGCGGTACTTGTCATAAGTAGCGTCCAGTGTTGGGTCTTGTCTTAGTTTGCTCCATACATAGTTATTTACTGCATTATGAATCATAGAAGTCTCCTCGCATCATTGTACCCGCTAATTCTTGTGATGCCCGATGGTCTAATTGTAACATTCTTTTGTTCAATTTCTGGTCGTGCAGAGAAATATGAAATAAACGCTTTTTTAAATGCGCCATTCACATCTTCTCCACCGGGTACAAATGTGAACCTACCAGTCCTGAACTCTTCCTCTCCAATTGGTACTGCCCTATCTGTCTCAAATGTGACCGACTCTCCACTCTCCATGACGGTCGCCTTGTTTGTGAACACGTACCCATTCTCATTTGGAACCACAGATGGTAGAAACTCATAGGTGATCACAAGATATGATCCACTTGGATACATCTTCATATCGAACAATCGGCCAGCCTCGTCCCCAACCATCCCCCACTCATAGACGTGGTGGAACTGTTCTGGGTTCGATCTGGCCATTGCATCTATATATGCAGAGAACTCAACCATGAACCTCAGCCCAATGAGTTCAAGTTTCTCTGGCATAATATCTTGGACGCCCTTGAAGAAGCCGTCGAAATACTCAGATATCTGTTTGTTGAGCGGCTTCATTACACACCGATCTGATCTTGATTTGTTGATCGCTCAAGGAGGATATCGAAGTGCAGGACTTCTCCGAACGGTCCCTCTACTGGGGCACTTGCGCGTAGTTCATATGTTGTGGGTAGCCCCTTGCGAGGACCGGCCATTTCAATGAAGTGTGGTGCAGAGAATGTCACCAGTACCTCAGATGGAGCATGGAGGTTTCCATCTGAATCAATTCTCAGGTCTTCTTCGGAATGCCCCTTGAGTTGTTCGCTCCATGTGTTCTGATTGTCAACTAGATACATTCTGTGTTGTACTGGCTTGACCATTCCTCGCTCTACCCGGTCGAATACCCAAGTCCTAACAATGTTACCGTGTGGACCCTGACTCTGTACTGAGTAGTAAATATTCAGTTCGTGTGTGTAGAGTATAGAATCAATACATGAATAAGGTAGCATCACAGCACCTTCGCTCTGATCGCTTCCATCTTATATTTTTCAAGCGTATTATCAACTAGTAGGTTGCCAGTGCCACGAATAGAGTTGTCGAAGTACGAAAGGTTCTGTGGTCCGTTAGCAAACTGCTTGATGTACTTGTTTGCATAGCGATTGTTGCCACAGGAGATATCATTGATCAATAGAAGTGTTGCATCTTTAATGTCTTGCGGTACTACCTGCCATCCATACTCAGCATCGACTTGGTAGTCATACCCCGCCTTGAATGTGGGGTAGTAGTAACGAGTGGACCACGTATTGACATGCTCCATTCTATTGACTTCTCCATCATTTAGGTCAGTCACGATTACATTGTATGGATTATTACCGCGAGAGTACAGGAGCGGACTATCAACCATGTCAACGCTCCAAACCAACTCACCATTCTCCCAGACATTGAATACCTTCCCAACCCTCTCATCAAAGAGTAGGTGGTCGGTCCCATTACCATTTACGAGAACTGTCTTACGGTTAAAGGAAAATGGCGTTCCTATAATATTATTGATAAGTGCGCGAGCAAATCTTTCATACTCTAGCGCCTGTGGCTGAGTGATCTTTCCACCCATATAAACAATTGCCTCTGTAGCAGTTGCATATGGTCGAACCTTTGTTACTGAGTCGAGCAGGACTACTGGACCGCCTAATGCAGTGGTACCCTCCACAATCTCGACTGATACCCAGTAGTCGTAGTTTCCAGTGACTTCATCAATAAGATCAATCGTAAGTAGTCCCTTGGAATCGGAGGTATATGGAGTTGCCATAAGGTAGCCGCTCTCCTGATTGACCACAGATACGAAGTAATCGGTGCTCTTCTTGAGCGTATAAGTTGCGGTGTCTCCAAATACTTCCATAGCGTTATTATACCACAGCAAACATGAAAGAGGGAGGGCCGAAGCCCTCCCCCTCTCTAGTCGTTACCAGATCATGAAGCGTCTGGGATGGCAACTGACGAGGCTGCTGCCTCTTCGATTGCGATACCGAAACGTGCATAAACTGTGTACTCCGTTGTGTCCTTCTTTGGCTGGAACTCGCGGTGTACGGTAATGTCGCGCTGGAATCCCCAGATGTTGTTCTGTGGGAATGTGCAGACGATAACCTTTGCACCGGGCTCGCCTAGAAGTGGAACCTCAGATAGAGGAATTCCTAGGACGCGGTAGGAAACTGGTGAACCAATTGCCTGTGGAGCAGAACCATCGACCACGCGCTCGCGTAGTAGTTCTGAGGTAAGAGCACCAGCAGAACCAAGGTGGTTAACAGCCTCAGTGAATGCATCGGTTGATGCATAGAACTTGAGGTTTGTCTTCACGCCACGGAACTTACGTGGTAGGGCCTTGATTAGATTCTGGAAGACCTCTACAGAGATGTAGGGGTTTGTCGCAGACTCGTCGTCCCAAGTGACCTCAGTCACAGCGGCCTTGTACTGCTCTAGGAAGCCATCGTATCCGAAGATATTGTGGAATCCGTCAGCCACGCTTGCGTCAGCGTTGATCGCTAGGTCTTCTAGGTCCTTAGCGAACTGTGCAGTCATGGAACGGGCAATGTGATCCTCAAGTGCGGCACCTTCGATGTTATCCTCAAGTGCTTCGCTTGAAACCTCCCAGTCCAGACGTACCTTACGAGTGGTTAGTTCAACCTTCGTGAACTCAACGTCAGCGTTTACGCCAGTGTTCTCGGCCTGCTTTGCAGCCTTGATCACGCGCTCACCTACACCCATCTTGTTCAGTTCAGCAGTGTTGGCGCGCATAGTAACGCGACGACCCTCCTTGGACCAAACCATGTTGTCCCAGATGTAATCAATGAACTGGCGAGACTGCTCAGTGCTCAACACACCACCACCGGCTGTACCAGTGATTGGGTCAGCAATTAGGGGTGCTGATCCACCAGCGAATGTACCCATGTCGCCAGCGGCAGGAGTCGCTACTCCACCAACGCCACCAACTACGGCTGCACCAGCAACGGTAGCCTTTTCAATTACGCTTTCTGTCATTTTTGTCAACTCCTTTCTTGAGTTTGTTTTTGTTTTGTATATTAAGTTATAAAAATCATAGGTCGGCAGAGAGGAAACGGCCACCCCAAATTGATTTTTGTGTGTTTGTTTTTACCTGAGCGACCTCGCCTAGATCGCCAGACTTACGGACAGCGGTGTCTGCCTCTACGGACTCCACTCGCTTGTCAAACTCAGAAACAGTTGACTTGACGCTGGCAAGTTCGGTCTTTACACCTGTAAGATCAGATGTGACGTTGCTCACTCCATCGCGTAGTTCCTTCAACTGCTCAACAATTAGGCTAAACGCCTGATTTGTCTCAGTATCCTTTGCCTCAAGTAGTGCCTTAATGTCATTGATGGCTCCTGCTAGTACATCGGCGTCTGACACTGCTGGCTCTGTTGTTTCGTCTACAACCACTGCTGGGTCTTCAACTACGGCTACAGGCTCTTCGACAACATCTTCGGAGACAACCTCTTCTACAACTGTCTCTTCTACGACCTCTTCGACTGCGACTTCTTCGGCAACTTCTACCGCCTCAGCCACATCGACAGACTTCTCCATGTCTGTTGCCATGTCCTTCAACTCCTTTTTCTCATCAATAGTGTTTGCGACTTCATTGAAGTATGCCGTTGCCTTTTCAATTGAAACAACGTTGGCCAGTGGATTCGCAGGATTGTCAACCAGCGAGAGTTCTGCTAGTTCGTACTCCTTGATAACGCGAATCATATCTCCATTTTCATCGACAATATTTTCTGAATCGAGAATCTCTCCACCGATGCTGAACCCGCTGAGAGTTCCATCTAGAACCTTCTCCCATGTATTGGGAGCGCCCTTGGAAATGTATGCTCGTACAAAAATTCCGTCGTACATCTTGTCTGCAACTTTATCGTAATACTTCTCAGTGGCGAAAGACAACAGTCGTCCAGCAGCAATCTTATCGTGAAGTTCACGAATATTGCCACGGAACGACTTGAATGCCTTAAGAGATGCCTCGGTAGTCACAATGTCCTTTTGCTTGTCTACGTTGTCTAGCGTTGCAAAACCTGATACAATGCGCTTCTCAACATCTACCTTAGCAATGGGTACGTTATATACGACTTTATCCATAGTGGTATTCATTATATCATAAGTTTTACACTTTATTCTTTGCTACCAGCGCCCTTTGGATTGCGTCCAGAAACGGTAGTTGTTGAGTCAGAATTATTAGCAGTTCTTTCCTGATCACGGGTACGAGTTCCATTTGCTTGAGCATTCTGTTCTGCTACCTGCTGGGGCTTTGGCTCAAAGAATTTGTCACCATCTGGCACGGCTGGAAGACCAATTGTTGCGCGAGCCTCATTAATCTTCATGACCTGATTACGAACATATCGCTCGTTAATCTGTGATTGTGCCAATTCATCAGTAAGCGTCAATTCATTCAAATTGAATGTAACAACGTCAGTCTTTTCTGAGCAAATTCTATTAATTGCCTTTTCAAAGATTGTCTGTGATGGAACGACTACCTGCTCCTTGAACATTCTGTCTTCTGTTAGAGAGGCTGCTGTTCCCTGTCCCGTTGTTGATGCCCCGCCGACGCGGCTCAGTGGCACAGCATGGGCAAGGAGAATATCCTGCTTGTTGCGCTCACGGTAATTCTCCCATGATCCATCCATGATCTGATCGTCCACACGATGCATTTCAAACTTGACTGGATTACCATTGATATCAAGTGGTAGCGGAATCATGATGGTGCGGTGAGGATTTCCACGTAGGCTTGTCTGTAGGAACTTGAACAACTTGTCCTCAGCAGACTTCGACAGACGCCCACCGGTAAGCGTAACGATGTATCGCGGTGTCGCAGAGTTGTCGAAATACTTGACGTTGTAGTTGGCCGCTAGTGAGTCTCCAACAATCGCGGTAGCACATGACACTGAGTCTGGCACGCCATAGTAAGAGGAGCGAGGAGAATACTTCTTCAACTGAATGATCTCGTTTGGTCGTGGATCATTTGTAATTGGTGAAGGATTTGACTCTCCGAAGTTGCTAAAGAATGTAATGTGCTGGCCAACGATCTGAACGAAGCCATCCTTGCGCAGACGCACACGCATCGTCGCAGCGGGTACGTGACCTAGATAACCAATGTCGCCAGTGACAGTACGACCAATTTCAATGTATCCATTTCCGAATACCTCAAAGTCAGTCGCCACCTTTTCCATTGTATGATGGAAAGTCTCGTCTGGGTTCAGTGTGTCGAGCCACTTCATCATTGTTTGCTTAGTGCGCTCAATCTTGCGCTCTGCCTTCTGTACCGCTTCCTCATCTTCGATTGACTGAATCTTGTCAGCGGCAGCGTCAGAGATTTCAAAGTTGTAACCAAGACCAACAATGTTGCTCACCTTCGCTACTACGGCAGCGTGGTTGGTTGGAGAGGTATCGTAGAATGACGCCAGTTCATCTAGGTTGAATGGTGGAGTTGCAATATTGAGGATTCCGTATCCACTCTGCTCCTGATACTTTACCTCCGAATTGCGTGACTCGGCAGCCTTGGAAATCTTTCTCTTCGTATAAGTAGAAAGACCAGTGAACCCCTTGAGGAAGCCAGCCTCTTGCTCTAGTGGATCGAAGAACTTGCGTGTCTCAGCCTCCTTTGGAGCAGAGATATCAATTTGGAATTCTACCTTTTCGTCACTCTCATTCAGCATCGTAATCATAACCGCGTCGCCTCGCCTCTTCTAGACCGCGCTGAGCATCTGCCCAAGCGCCAATGTCTGTTTCTGATGGTAGTAGGCCAGCCTTCATTCTGCCGACCTCTTCGGAGTGACGCATCTCACTTGAACGCTGTACTCCCGGTAAAAACTTTGCCTCGCCCTTGCCAGCACCATAATACTTGGCTGCTTGAGTGATCTTGCTCAACTTGTCAATATCAAATGGTTTACCGGGAATGTTCATGATGTTACCATTTCCATCGCTAAACGGCTTTCCATTGTCTAGCATCCATACATAAATTCCCCAACCGGCCTTATTTTCGACTACGCTAATACCCATATAGCGATTATATCATAGGTCAAACGAATATGGATTCTTGCTCAACTGCATGTCTCGACGTACCGCACGCCCGTTGGCAACAGTGATTGATGGGATATCTTCGTCAGTGTTCAGGATGTATGCCGACCCAGTTCTAGCAGCATAGAGTTTTTGTGGCTCAATATCCTTGATACTTGAGGCAACAAAGTTCATCACTGCATTTGAGTTCATCTGGACGAACACCGCGTCTGTATTTGGCTCGTCAATATTGATCTGGATTAGGTGCCACTTACCAACGTAGAGTGTTCCATCTTCTACCCCGTCAACAAAGACTGTTGGGCCGGGAACGCTGAACTCTATCTTGGCCTCCTGCTTGAGCAAGGCTGCTGTCGTGTGAACATTCACAGCATTGGTAACCTGTGCGTCTAGCAAGTTCTTGTACTTGATCAAACCAACAACGTCTACAAGGCCGGGGAATAGAAGTTCGCTGTTCGGGAATGTCTCGCCTCTCCACAACATGTAGAACGATAGAACCTTGAGGCTGTTTTCAACGGTCAGTGGATACACGATGTTACCGGGATTCTCTGACGCCGCTATTGTGTGCGGGTAGAATCCGAATGTCTTAGGCATATACATTGATGGGAATGTCTCAGTTGGAATATGCGCTGAGTACGTAATATCAGTTGAATACTGTCCATCTGCGTTTCCTACGTATACCCGCCCACCATTACCAGTGTTGATTGAGTTGGCAACGCTTGTACCAGATGCCACACCGAAGAAGTCTGCCCGACGCAGCATTGGTCGCTGTAGCGTCATTGATGGAGTGCGCATGTGTACCGCATAAGCCAGTTCGTACCTAGCAAGATTGACATGCTTTGGCATACGAATAACGAAGTCGTTCATGATTTCCCACTTGGTATCAAGGATACTTTCTGGGCTGTTCTCAAAATCAACAAACATCTCCATCGTTGCACGCTTCATCTTTAGATCGGCGTAGCGCTTGAATGGGAATCGTGAACGCGAGTCCAGCGTCACGTATGTCTGGATGCTTGGGTTTGCGAATCTACCAAGTGTTGGAATGATGTTCTGTACCTCAACGCCTACGTCCATGTTTGGCATACCCGTGAACAATGTTTGCGCTGCTGAATACTTACCCGCGTTTATCCAACTCTGGGTACGCTGTAGGATGTATGTTTGAAGTTCTGAATATGTCAGTCTATTAGTGTTTAGCCCTGCTACGATCTGTGGAATTCTCTCTGAATCTGAATACACAACAAAGTCTAGGTCTGGCTTGCCATTGATGAATGCTGCTAGGTTTGTTAGCGGAATATTTACCTTCCAGTATCCATTGGCAGCAATGTCGAGGAAGATCGTATCGTCGCCATCAACAATATCAACGTTTGGATAGATCGAATACGTGGCATTCTGTAGAAGTCCGCGAGTGTCCATACCGAAGTCATCGTAGTGGCAATCTACCAGAATGTCTGGAATATCTGTTTCGCCCGGTAGGAGAAGATTGTTCACCTTTAGATTCTCTGTCGTAGAACAACTGATGCTCTTCAACTTGACCTGATTATCAAAGACGATGTTGAAGTTTGGATCGCTGAACATCATTGCAATGTCGTAGTTCTCATGCTCCTGCAAAGCCTTGATGTTGAAGCACAGCGAGAAGTCGGCCTGCACGATTGCCTGAGAGAATACCTGTGTTTGAGTAGTGCCGTCATACATGTATCCCTTGACAACACCTACCTTTTCAGTTGTGGCGAAGTCACGGTTGAAGTCAGAGTCTAGGAAGTCTCCACTACTAGATAGGTCAATGTCTAGATAGAAGTCCAATACGTATTCAGATTCCCTTGATTCGATCCTACAGATTTTTGTAACATCGCTACCCGGCACGTTGTCGGCTAGCAGCGATGCAATGTCGATGAATACGTAATTGATATCGTCGCTTACATCGCGCTTTGGCGACCACGACATGTAAGCGTTTTCAGGTACTTGGAAGTACAGCAGTGAATACTCGTTCCCAGCAGAGAATGTGAAAATCATGTCATCATATGTTGCATTGATCAATGGTGGTAGTTGATACTCTGGAAGGGTAAGCGTGTTCTGCTCATAGTTGAGTCCATATGAAGTCCCCATCTTGAAACTGTGTGACTGTGGGAAAAGGGCCTGTCCTGCGAAGTCTACCGCCGAACCATCAGCAATGTACATGTTCTCAGATGGAATCTTCTTCATCACATCGACGTACTTTGGACCGGTACCAAAGATGTAGTGCAATTTCATCAAGTCTCTGGACAGTTGGTTTGGATAGATGGCAATTGTTGCCATGTCAATGTACTTGAACTGTGGACTGATGTAGAACATGATGTACTCGCCAGCAAGTCCAGTCGAAGCCGTGTCAACCTTCTTCACGCTCAGGATGCGTTCAGTGTTCATGAACAGCGAGTATCGTCCACCTTCGTCCACTAGGGCCATGTACATCTGGCGACCCCACTCGCCCATGTAGTAGCAGTCGATCTGATCTACACTGCGTAGATATAGGTAACTTGCGTCTGCTAGAACTGTTACCGCTGATCCATTAATACCGCCAACGGTCATGATTTCTGTTGGTCGTGTCGTCGTGAAGAACTCAACATCTGAATTTGAGTCTACCCCCGGTGGAGCCCAAGCGCCGCCAGTGCCAGCCCAGATTCCCATTTGTGTGATTTGTGCAAGATCGTCTGTTTCCAGTGATACTTCTAGGGTTGGATACATCATTGCTTCATGGGCAACGAACTCAATCACGAATGTCTCCCATGCTCCACTTGGCGAGTACACTTGGAATGTATCTGTGTACACCTTCTCCATCGGAGCGCCGACGATACGGTCCTGAGTAAGTTTCAGGTTGACGGTGAGATTCATGTAGGGCTGACCGCTGTCATTGCGTGCAGTCACAGCAAATGTGTAGACACGCTTTGCAATCAGAACTGGCTGATCCTTGATGAACGTGATCTTTGTATCGTCAAGAGTGATCACATTGCACTCTGAGTTAGGAGGCGTTACGCCACCGGGATTGAGAACGAAACCCGTTCCAACAAGAGAGTAGTGCTCTCCCTCGTTCATCTCCGGTGAGTAGATCGCCGTCTGATCGTCAAACATGTTCATATTGACTGGGTGTGGATATGGGTCAGTCTCCATCCACCACTCAATTGTTCTGGCACGATCCTCATATGTTTGGCCAATTCCAAAACTTGGTACCTGCAAGAATGGCAGTGGTGGCTCAGACATACTCACGTCACGGTTGAGCAATGAGTAGCGAGTTCTGTTCGTACCGCCATAGATCATGGGCAAGCCAGACACAGTAGGCCACTCTGCCTGCCCATTGAAACGCGACATAAGGAAATATGCAGACGAGTTGTACGTTGTATGAGTTGATGGAATGTCAAACCATACCCAGCGACGCGATCCAGAGATTGGATGCGTTTCGTCTAGAACTGGTGGATGTGGTGGAGCGGGCCACACTTCGTTGTCATAGAATGCATCTCCACCGCCAGCAGGAACCTGCATTGCGTCTGGATCGGGGAGAATATCATAGATGGCTAGCGGCAGATCGTCGGCAATATTGATAGCGTATTTGCTAGCAATAGCAACGTTTGTAGGGACAGCCATATCATGAATTATAGCATAGCCAATAGGCTCCGGTTATACTAAACGCAGCACTATCGGTGATGTTGGGAAACGTTTCCAGCATCTCTTCATGTGACCAGTCCTCCTTAACGTGTACCTCATAAGGATTACCGTCCAATGCTCCTTGGTGATAGTGAACAATTGGTAGAGCAATCAAAATATACTTTGCCTGCTTGCCGATCTTATCAACAAGTTCTACCGCTTCTTCCTTGGTCATATGCTCAACAATGTCACCAAGGATCACAACATCGTAGTTATAGAAATCCCATTCTCTGGCATCGACATTGATGACGTTTGCATATCTGCGGTGCAGTTCAAACTTG